GCCTCTTTGGGATACCAATGGTTATAGGATGAGTCTGACACCGTAAGATTTGGCGCCTGTTAAAGCCATCTTGGATACTTGTTTCGCAGCATAACCAGCCATGTTCATGCTCGCAACAGTCCATCCAGGGGCTGTATCATCCAGGTATTTCAGGATTTGTTCCAGATACCCAGCCGGTTTCAATTGGCGTGGCACTGAGTTGACGTAACCTGAGCCTGCTTCTGGTCTCCATTCGATGTTCTGAAAACATTCAAGGAATAGATCACTAGAGATTACCCCTCTCCAGGCGAACCCGAAGAAGGTTGGGGAGAATCGCAAAGCTTCACTGGTCAGTACAGTCGCACTAGCGCCGGCCGTACCGAGAGTGTAGACACCATCCCGATCTGACTTAAAAGTTGAAGTCACTGTAGGGTTGGGTCGATATCTAATCTCATGGTCATCAACACCACATCTAGTAGTGTGTGATGACAGGTTGAAGAGTTGATCAATAGTTGCCGGAGCTCCGCCATTGCCAAGCAACAAAGTGTCTGCTGGCAAATTCTCTATGTAGGCAATTTGGCCTTTGGAGTTGGACATCGTACCGGTGTATGTGGCCTTGATACAAGCTGACACTAAACGGAAATCGGAAACAGTTGAACTGTTCACGAATGAGTTAGCGCCGGCTGTGAGCGTTAGACCTCTTGGACTCCACCAACCCACCGAAAAGGCAGGTTCAGCGACAGTATTCAGAGGTCCGTTAGCTGCCGAAGTTGTAGCAAATCCAACGCATTGAATTTTCTTATCTCCGACTGCTCCACAATAATGTGGGCACCACAAAATGTAACCAAATTCATCGGTAACTCCTCCGGATGTTTCGGCAGTCTTAAGCTTAGCTAAGATGCCTTCATCGGTGGAGTGTAATCCGTTGATCAAATCACAACCGCAGGGGTCACGCAACATGTTGGCATACATGTTAAATCCCGCGTTCCCATTGGGTTTGTTAGCCTTCTTTCGTCGTTTGCCAGATTTGCCATTCTTTCGCACTTGTCCCTTCAAGGAGGCAATCTGATTCAACAACTTACCTTGGTTTTGCTTCTTGTTTCGCATGTCCAATTTACGGCCCCGGGATACCAGTAAATTGTGAAGCAAATGCAGCATAAATGCTGCTACTATACCAAAGTCGAGCGCTACTAGCCCAAGAGTAAAATGGGCAAGAAGGTTATAAACGTTACCGTTATTGTAGCTCTCATAAAGGCCTATGATGATAGAGAAAACGATGGGGTGCAGCCAACGTATAGCTTCTTCAAACAATACGTTACAGAACAAACCGAAGTAGTCAATACTAACTTGCTCAGACTTCAGGTATTCTCTTCCTGTTGGCTTTCCCCAATCCATCTCTATCATGGCCTCACTCGCAACACTATGCAATGATATGGGCAGAACTCCTTTAAGTTCACTTTCCAGTTCTAATAACTGCTCATATCCCAAATCATACTTAACCAAAATCCACGTCAAGGTCTCGGCTGTAGCCTCAACAATTTCCTCAGTGTATTCGTTGTATTCGCCTCTAATGCTGTCAACTTTCTTGAACTTCTTGACATACAATGGATTCTCATACAATCCTTTCATGCCAGGTAACCATCCAATCGTTTGACGCATCCCCTTAAGTATACCAACGAATTGTTCTTCAATCTCATGTGCCTTGAAGTTAGTGTTTTTGCACCACAAAACCTTTGCCAAAATCTTACCAGGTTTTGGTACCAACATTAAACCCCTACTACAAGGAATGAAATACGAAGAACAGAATTCCAAGTCATACTTATCGACCTGGAATATCTTAGCTAAGAATCCTAGTTTGAATATACGATCTTTGACTGAATCAGTGTTAACCATGTGCTTCAAGAAAGCTACTATGTCATCACCCTTTGCTAAGAGTGCTAATAGATTGCCTTCAAAAACATGCAAAAACACTGACATCGTCAATATCGAATTCCCTAAAAGAGTTTCGGAACGGCCACTACACCGTATTCCTTTAGCCTTGTATTTATGTCCTTTTCTAGTAGAAACCCTAATGCAAGACGTATCAAGCATCATCAGGTTCACCACATCTTCTGGTACTCCGAACAATCTGAACACGTCACATATAAACGTTAAGGCTTGAGAATGTTGAGATGAATCAAACATACTAAAGTCACTCATCATTTTGACTCGTTCAATGTACTTCCCGGCAAATTTACCTACTAAATAGGAATCATTATGCAATGGGAAACACAAATGCTCAGGCAGACTAGAACTAAACAATTCAGCTAGAGGGACCAACCAACGTCCGACCATATAATTCAACACTACTGAAGAAGAATGGATAGGGCGAGGTGGCTTCAACTCTGGATAGAATTCAGCTTTGAGGAAAAGGTTGCTATCATTAATGTGATCATCAATTATCACTTGTTCCATGCCTTTGTACTCACTGCGGAGGCGTTGTTCTTTCTGAGGAGGAAACCTCGAAACCCAATCTTCGAATGACAGCGGTTCTAGGTTTTCCTTAATCTCATTAGCCATTTTATAAAACTCGGTTGGAATAGGCAAATCGAAAACATAATCTTCATTAGTAACATTCAAAACCTTGTGTTGAATGCACGCGTGGTAATTATGGTCACATCGTCGTGGTATGAAAGGTATGTATTCCGGATGATGTACCATTGGATAGGCACGCAAACCGGGTTTACACTCTTTCATGTTCTTCTTTGGACGATACCGAATGACCTTCGTTTTCGACAAATCACGTAGTTTCAAACCTTGGCAACAGTAATCATACAGCTTGATTTTATCGAAACTTAAAACCTCAAACGATTTATATAGGATCAATGTAATCAGCGCAATGACGACGTACTTAGGTAGGATTGAACGTGTTGCCACTTCCTCGAGAATCGCATA